TGGAACGCTACCGAATTTTCTCAAGTCAGTATAAAATTTCATTGGCTCTTCACTGACCCCTTTTATTTTCATCATAGCAATTAGTTTATCATAATTATCCTCTCTCATGGACCCACCAATTAATTCCCCTACTTTATAAGGCATCAACAAGTCAAAATTATTACACAAGTTAGGATTGCTTTCGTCTTGTTTCATATAAAAGCTTTTAATCATCATTGGCCAATTAAAAACAAAAACTGGGTTATTATTAAAATGTTCCGTTAAACAATTTTCTATTTCAGATGACAAGTCGTCACCATAAACTATTTTCATCCCTTTTTCCTGTGCTATCTTAATCGCTTCATCGTAAGAGATGCGATTAAAATTAGCTTCTATAATACCGGTTATCCTTTCTTTTAGTCCTTTAGACACGAACTTTCCTAAGTTGTCAACATCTTCTATATTATTTGTTAAGATATAATTACCAACGTATTTTATATATTCTTCACCAACCGTCATTAAATCATCAAGGGTTAAAAAGCAAGATTCTATTTCCAAATGGGTAAATTCGGATAGATGTTTATTAGTTGATGAATGTTCACTACGGAAGGATTTGTTAGTCGTATAAACGGAACCGAGAGCACACGATATCGCTTCCAATTGTAATTGACTGGAAACCGTTAGATAGACTGGGTTTTTAAAATGGTCAGAAGACCAATCGTATAATTCCGTTGGTTTTTTAACTGGTCGATTGTTTTCTAAAACTTCTTCCATTTTTAAGGGTAGCTTACCTGGTATAGAAATATCTCTTTCGGTTACTTGAAAGACACCAGCACCACCTTCACATTCATTAATTGTTAAAATATTTGGGTCAAGATGTAAATAATTTTTCATTGCAAAGAAGGAATGAGTTGCGTGGCTAATTGCTGATTTAATTCTAAAGACAGAACCAAATGTTGATGTTCTTGCTCTTAGATGACAATACTTTCTTAAATAATCTAGCGACATTCCAGATTTAGATAATGGGTAATCATTTGTATCGCATTGACCAAGTATTTTTATTTTTTCTGATTTAACTTCAAATAATTGACCTTTTGCCGGTGATTTGATAAGTAATCCTTCTATCATTACAGACATACCAGTTGAATATTTAGTACTATCGCCTTCTACAATAATTTGAATACCTTCAGGATGGCTCCCGTCTAAAACTTTAATAAAGGTAAATTCTTTTTGGGAACGAGCCGTTATAACCCATCCATTAATTTGAATATTTTTATCTAACAATTCTTGGTAGTTTTTGTAAATTTCTTTAATTATCATTATTATAATAATTAAAATCTTCTTTATAATTAACTTTCAATTTTTATCCCTATCTAAAAAATAAAATATCCTTTATTAATAATATGTCTGATGATATTTGGAAGAAGATAAAGAATGATATTAAATTATTTGGTTTCAAAATTGATGAAACATTTTTAGATGAAATTGTTAATAGGGATTTAGATTCTATTTTTACAAATTTATTTTTTTTACCATGTTTAAAAATTGATTCATTAAAAGAAAACTTTTTTATTAGCTTTAAAGATATTAATGAAAATATTTACAAAGTTAATGGTTATATTGGAAGAGGTAGTTTTAAAAAAACCTATATTGTTTCTACGAACAAGAATAAACAATATGTTTATAGATATCCCATAGATAAAACATCTGATATTAAAATTTTATTAATTAATTATATCGAGACTTTCATTCATGTTTTTTTGTATTGTTATCAAAAAAAATATTTTATGGAGGATAAATTTATTAATGTTAAAAACATAGGGTATAATATTGAACACAAATTTATTGGAACTTTAATAAAAAAAATGGATGGTAATTTATATTCCATTCTTAGTAATAAAAAAATTGAATGGAGTGATAAAGTTAAAATATTATATGATTGTTTAATTTGGATTTGTGATGTTTTGGAAAACTTGCAAGAAAATTTAAAGTTCGTTCATAATGATTTAAAATCTGATAATATATTTTTTAAATTAACTGATAAAAAATATACTTTTTTTATTGGTGATTTAGATGGTGTAAGATTGAAAGTTGATAACAAAGTTATTATAGCCAGTACAATATTTGATAATAATATATATTTTAACAAGAAGAAAGACTTATTTATTCTAACTAATTCATTATTTTTTAGTTTTCATGACGTAGAATTATTAACTGAGTTTTTTAATTTCTTTAATTTAAAAGAATTTAGTTCACAAGAAGAATTTCATTTAATTTATGAATACGATGATGATTTTATTGAAGATATTTATTTGCCTGCTAATTATAAGAAAATTTTTAACAATAATTAAAAAAAAATTGACATTCTCAAAAATAAATTTTTGATTCAGTAATTTTTTTCTTTCATAAAAAAATTAAAAAAAAATTGATTTTAATACCTATTAATTATTAAACTCTAATTTAATGGACCATTTTAATACTTTACCTGTAAATTATGTATATTTTAAATCGTTTTATGGGAGTGACTACTTTGTTACTTTTACGCTAATTAGTGTATTTTTGACCTTAATTATTTCTAGAATGTTAGTAGAATATATTCGCACTCCTAAAGGAAATATTAACCAAATAATTATCGAGGAGAATGAGAATGAGGAGAATGAGGAGACTGAGAATGAGGAGGAGATTGAGGAGGTTGAGATTGATAATGATGAAGATAGTGTGGATGAGAATAATATTAAAGAAGTTATCGATAACTCCTCTGATACTTCCGAAGACCAGTATACATCTATTCTTTACAAGTCATTTTCCTTAATGACTAACAAACAGTTAGTAAAAATTGTTGGCAATAAATATAAATACAAAAACAAAGATGAATTGATTATTCTGAGTATTAGTAAGTTTATTCAAATGTCAATTGAAAACACTGACCTTCCTGTAATTGTGAAAAAGTTTATTGTGGAAAATAATGAGGAAATGACAGAGGAGCTTTATCAATTATACAAGGTAAATGTGAAAACTCAATAAAGTTTTGGAATGAAAATTTTACTAACGAAATTACTTGTGGTTAGATTACCTGTCAAATTACTTTTTTTATCAATATTACGAATAAATAATTTATTAGTTGTTACTTTTTGATTATTTAAAATAATAGAATTATTAGATTGCAAACTAATTTCATATGAATCAAAATTATTCGGATACCATTCCAAAAAAATATTATTATTTAAATAAGTTACTTCAAAATAATATTGTGCTCCATTTACTTTGTTATATTTTTTAGTTATAATATTTATATTTAAGTTAGATAATGTAAAATCATAACTGGTATTAAATTTTAAATCAGTAAAAGTATAACTATTTTTAGGTGCCCAAGAAATAGTCACTGAATTTAAGCTGATATCAGAAATTATAAGATTATTCATACTTATATCTTCTATAATTTTCGGTTTTATATTATTGTTTATTTCTACAGCTGTTGATTTTATTCCTACAGCTGTTGATTTTATTTCTACAGATGGTTTTAGATTACTGTTTATATTAACTTCTTCATTTATTTCAACTATTTCATTTAATTCAACTACTTCATTTAATTCAACTACTTCGTTTATTTCAATTTCTTCATTTATTTCAACTTCTTGATTATCGTTACCAGTATCATCAAAGTCTTTCGGTAAATCTGATAAAAGTAAACTAAAACGAGGAAAGGTTGTTAACACACCATTAAAACTTAATAAAAGAGGAATATTAAAGTTACCATCTATTATTTGATTTCCGTTAATATTATTGGCACCATTAAAATCAGAAGCTAAAAGACCATTCATGTAATATACATTATCAGTATAAGTAAATGGAAATTGAAAGATGGTATTGTTAAAATTAAAAGTTAGAAGAGTATTTGAAGAAGGAATATAACTTGCTGTATTAACGTATTGATTAAAAATATAATTTTTAGTATTTGAATCTTGAAGTATCGTATTTAAATTATTTACAATATTAAATATCGCTCCACTAGCATCAGTTCTAAAAAAGTCTATCCCATTATCTATAAACATTCCATTGTTTGCATCTCCAAAAATTTTCATAGATAATATTTCCAACATTCTATAACCAAATTTTAATGGATTTGGGTTTAAAGATGTTGGATTGTCAATGCTTATTAAACCATCAAGATTTGTTTTATAATAATCATATGTTAATACATTTATAATTAAATTTTGGTTAAGTGTAAGATTAATTTGTGTATTATTATTTGGTGGTGTTATATAAGTTCTAGTATTAAAAAAGTAATTCATATCATTTATGATTAAAAATTGGTCTAAACTTATATTCATAAGATAATCAAAGTTATAATTATAATTATTTACACTAATTCTAGTGCCTAAAATTGGTTCCATATTACAATAATATATATTTTATATATAATATGAATATATTTGATAAAAATATTTCATTTCAAGAAACCAATAATTATATTGAAACCAACTATCCAGGATATACGTTTTATAATTTTGTGGTTTTAATATTTTATAATGATATAAATCTTTTTGAAATATTTAATTTTTTTAATAATTTAAAAATTAAAAAAACATTATTTAGATTAACTATTTTTACCGATAGAAAGAATATTGGTAAATTATTAAATAAAAAAATTTATCGTAATATCTTTATTTCTAAACCAACACCTAAATTAACTTTTTACGAAAAAAATCTGATAGATTTAAATTTATTATATTTTGAAAAGGTTGTCTTATTTAATAGAATTTATGATTTAAATTTTATAAACTATTCTTTAGATTTTTACTTGACAGATAATTTAAAAATTATACCAGCTAATCTTTTTATTGAAATACCTTTTTATTTTGACAAATCAGGAGAGTATCACCAAGATTTTAACAAGATAACATTAAATTATTTTAACAAAAAATATAATATACCAAAAAATTTATCATTAATTGAAAATAAATTATTTATGATTAAAGATTACAACAAATTATTAGAAATTATTAATCATAATTTAGAAACTACTAACAATCACCAAAAATATTGTTTTTCATTAATTAAAAAAATAAGCACGATAATTTTACTAGGTAAGGAAGAATTATTAGATGAAAAGCTACTAAATGTATTAAATGTTATTAACGATAAAGATTTGTTAATTAGAATATATTTATTAATTGAAAAAACAAATTTCAATGATATTAAAAGAAATTTATTAAATAAATTGTTAGATGCGGAGAAGGGGAAGGTGAATGAGAATGAGAAGGAGAAGGAGAAGGAGAATGAGAAGGAGAAGGAGAAGGAGAAAGATACCTATTTAATTTTTTTATTAAAAAACATATCTATTTTACAGAACCAAGAAGGATTTTTAAAACTATTGAAATCTATTAAATCTAACTTACCACTTCTATTGGAAAAAGTAGACAAAAATAATTTTATGATTTCATTAATTAACAATCTAATTTATAACTACCAAAATGAAGAAATTTTTAACCTTTTTAATGAAATAGCTTCTGTTATGATAGATATAAATAATTTTTCTAATATTGACAAAATCATTAATTTTTATAAAAATCAAATAGAAAACAAAAAAGTTATATTAAATTATTTATTAGTTTTGATAACCCATTTTGAACCTTTTTATAAAACAGAAAATGATTTTATTAAAATTAAAAATAGAATGATAATTAATTTGGATTTATGTCATTATAAAATAGATAGTACTATTGATTTGAAAGATATAAATATGTTTCCAGTAAATAATTTCTTTTTATCCTACAATGGAATTAGTTGTTTAAATATTTATAAGAAAAAATGCCAAATCAATAGAAAGCTTTGTCCGGAATTAAATTTTAAAGTAGAAAAGAAAATAGTTAAAAAAGATAGATTGAAAGTCCTTTTCCATTCTGGATTTTTGAACAGAAAACATTCGGTTTATAAAGACAGACATTTAATAATAAAAGGCTTATCTGAAAAAAAAAATTTTGATATTTATTTTTCTACTTTTGATGATTTAATGTTAGATGTTAGATTTTCATTTGGTAAAGCGAAACATATAAAATTAAATAGAAATTTAGTAGAGATAAAAGAGTGTTTAATAAAAGAAGATTTTGATATTATCGTTTATTGTGAGATAGGAATGGATGCAACTTCATACTATATGGCTCATTTAAGATTAGCACCAATTCAATGTAATACATGGGGTCATTCTGATTCGTGTGGGATAGATACGATTGATTATTTTTTTTCATCTAAATTATACGATGAAGAACAATCAGAAAATTATAGTGAAAAATTAATTTTACAAAATTCTTTATGTACTAGCTATGAAAATCCTATGTTAAGATATAATATTAATAATTTTAAAAATAGATATCAGTTGGGTTTTACAAAAGATACTATTATTTATTTTTGTGCACAATCTTTATTTAAATTAATTCCAACTTTTGATAAATTTATTATTAATATATTAAATAGGGTTCCTAATTCTATAATATTATTATTAGATAATGAAAATAAAGATAAATTTATGGAAAGGTTTGAGGGTAAAAATGTAGCAAATAGATTTAAATTCATTCCATTTATGCAACATTTTGATTTTATGAATTATATTTATATTTCGAATGTTGTTCTTGATGTATATCCTTTTGGCGGTTGTAATTCATCATTAGAAGCATTTAGTTTGGGTAAAGTTATAGTAACTCTACCTGGTTTATTAATTAATAGTAGATTTACGGCAGGTTTTTATAAGAAAATGGGTCTAAGTTATTTGATATGTAAAAATGAGAAAGAATATATTGATTTATCTATAGAATTGGGTCTTATAGAAAGTACCCGTTTTAAAATAGAAAAATTAATAAAAGAGAAAAATAATATTTTATTTAATGATAAGGAATCAATTATTGAATGGGAAAAAGATTTATTTAGGATTTACGTCCAAAAAATGCTCTAATTCTACCTATTGTATTAGAATACAATCCAGGTGCACTGTTTTCAAGTGAAAAAACAAAATAAACAAAAAACATCATTATAATAAAGTTTATAAAACTTAAAAATAATTTTCCTGTTTCAAAATTTATACTTCCTACTTTTACTTTATTTTGATTTAATTCTTCAGAAACAATAGTAGATGCAACTGGATTAATAATAAAGTTTGTAAAATCTAAAAAGAACTTATTAATTTGAATAGCCATAATAAATGCTATACCAGTATTAATAATATTTCTAGCTCTTAAAAATTCATAAAAATTAAAAAATTGGTCAATAAATGTATCTAATATAATCATTATACTATAGATTAGATTAAATTATATTTAAATATTAAATTTAAAAATAATATCTATATATAATTAATGAATAAACAAAGTTATATAAGAGAAAGTAAAAGACTACCAAAAAAAGTACCTTGTATAATAGGTGAAGAAGATAAAGATATTACTTGTGAAAATAAAAATTTATGCACTAGAAAATTTGGAGAATTAAATTGTGTAAAAAGTGAAAATGTTAAATTAAAAGACCGCTTAGTTTGTAATAAAGACGAAGAGCTTATTTATGATTATTGCTATAAGAAATGTAAACCAGGTTATGTTTCCGATGGAATGAAATGTAAGAAAGGTTTATCTACTAGAATTAAAAAAAAAATTTCATTAGGAAACAATAGTTTATGGATGAGAACTCGTTCTTTCCTATTAAAAAATAAAACAATTATAAATTATATCTTATATTTTATTATTATATTAGTTGTTGTTTATTCTCTATTATCCGTAAAACCCAAAATATTACTTAACTGATAATTTATATTATAATTAAATTATTTCTAATATTATAATTTAAAATTCTTTCATTTTTAAAATCTTTTCTTGAAGGTTCGCTTAATCTTACCATATAAACTTTTTTATTCTTTTCCATTCTTGTTTTAACATTAAAATAATAACCACTTGTTAATAAATTTCTAATTGTTAAGTAATTTATTAATTTAGTTTTATCTAAATCTCCTTCTTCAATTTTATAATTTTTAGGAAAATATTTATATTTCCAGTCATCATACTTTATTGTAAAATATTTTGTTAAATCTTTTAATAATCTTTTTAGAAAACTACTATTAGCAGTTGCAAAAACAATAAAGTTTTTTAAATAGACATTATATTTATTTTCTTTTAATTGTAGTAAAATACAATCTACATCATTAAAAAAATATTCATTTACATAATTATTCAAGTAAGAACCATTATAAATTGTAATATTTGGATTAATCCAAACACCACCATTTTTAATAATTATATAATAACTTAATAAAATTACAAATTTGTCTTCTGGAAAATGGCGATATTTTTCAAGAAAAAATCTATCCACAAATTGATTAATATTTTTAGATGTTAAAATTATTACATTCCAATTTGATGTTTTACTTTTTAATAATTCTATATTTTCTATTTGAATTTTTGGTGGATTATCAATTAAATAAGTATAAATTACTTTTGGTATTCTTCTATTTCCTTCATTTTGAAAGCTTTCATTAAAGTTATTTTTAAAAATAGTTATCAAAATTAAAATAATTAAAATTAATAAAATTATTTGTGACATATTAAAATTAAATGATAAAAAAATTATTTTAAAATGTAAAAAAACAATTTGAACAAGTAGAAAAATACTATTTAGTTAAAAATAAAAATTTAATATCATCTTAATATATAATGTCAACAGGAGATACAGGAAGTACAGGTAATACAGGTCCTCAAGGTCTGACAGGTCCAACGGGTTGGACTGGTGATACAGGTTGGACTGGTGATTTCGGACCAACAGGTGATTCAGGACCAACAGGCGATTCCGGACCGACAGGCGATTCCGGACCGACAGGCGATTCCGGACCGACAGGTGATTCAGGACCGA